ACCAATGCAGTCGGTACTGTCTCAGAGATAAGGCGGTCTACACGTGATGTGCTTTCAGCTAGCTGAGGTAGCGGTTCACGTACAACTTCAGCCACGAGGGACTTGAGATACTTTCTAAACATGTCAGTCCTCCACTCGTGCTACTGGTTTGCGGATATTGACTTCCAACTTAGTGCCGTAGTTAACACCTGCGGGTACTGCCTTGTTGGCTTCGATGTATCCACGTACTGCCACTTTGCTAACACGTTTCTCAAGCATGTCGTACGCTTCGTTCTCACGAATGTAATTCAGTACGGCATCCCAATCAGCCACGTTAGCGTAGTCAGTGGTAGTTAGAAAAGCAGTGCCATGCTTGGTCTTAAAAGAAGTTACACCTTGTACATCGGCTTGCTCTTTAATCCACGCTTCTAGCTTTTCCATCTTCTCTTTGAGTTCCTTGGTCTGCTCTTTAACGGCAGCTTCCATGGACTCCTTCTTATCTCGCAAACGCATGTACGCTGCGATTACGTCATCAACTTTCATATGTTCACCTATTTGTTTCCTGTTGAATTAAATCGAGTAACAAGCCCTGCAACTTCTGTTTATTTTTTAATCGTTCATACATCTTGTGTTCAAGTTCAGTACTCTCAATATGTATGACGTTGGATACATGCTTCTTACCGATTCGCTCTATGCGACCATTAGCCTGTACATAAATCTCGTTACTGTTAATCGCACCGTACCAAATGATGGTGGATGCAGTAGTCAAGGTTAAGCCATGTGCCATGGTAGCGGGGTGTGCTATCAATACTTGTGGGTCTTTACTGTGTTGGAAGTTATAGAAGATGTCGTCTCGTTGAGCCTTGGGTACTTCGCCGTTCACAACACCAACAGTGAAGTGCTTGCTTAGTTCACGCTCCAACATGTGCAACGTACCTGTCAATGGCACGAACACAATGACCTTCTCTCCTGCTTCCTCAATCACCTCCTTTACTAAGTTAACTCTAGGTGAACAATCCAATTGAATGATTTGTCCATCGTCGCCATAGGCAACACCGCATGCAATCTGCACTAGCTTCTGAATCTTTACTGCTTCGTTGACTGCGGTGATGCTTCCCTCTGTTGCCAACTCCGTTGTGAAGTGACGCAACATTTGTGTGTAATGTTTCTTCTGCTCTGATGTTAACTCAACTTGACGTGTCTGTACAATTGTTTCGGGTAAATCAAAGCACTCGTCTCGGGTATAACGTACAGCAGGTTGTAGGATGTGCTTCACAATCTCTACTGACTCAGGTCGTGGTACGTATTTCCACTGACTAATCTTCATCATCACCTGTTCTCTGAACGCAGTGTATGTCTTGGTGCAGTACGGACTGTTGACCAACTTAGCCAATGCCCACGCATCTGTTGGGTCGTTCGGTGTAGGTGTGCCAGTCATCAACCACAAGCGTGTTGACGGATTGTGTTCCATCCACTTACGGAATACCTTGAACCTCTGTGTAGTAGGGTTGCGTAGTACCGCCGCCTCATCGACGATAACCAAGTCGAACTTGCCAATGGTATCTTGGGCAATGATGTTAAACCCATCGTGGTTAATGATGTAGAAGTCCGCATCTTTATCCAACAACTTCTTCCTACGTTCTGCCGTTCCATGTAAGGTTAGGAACTTGCGGTGTGGGAAACCAGTGAAGATACCGTCGCCCCATACACGCTCAAGGGTAGACAGGGGTGACATAATCAAACATCTTTTGACGTGTCCGATTTGCATGAGGTAGTCCGCAGCCCAAAGAGAACTCTGCGTTTTACCTGTACCAATCTCGTTCAGTACCAAGCCACGATGGTTAAGTGTCAAGAACGCAGCGGTAGCTTTCTGATGTTCAAAGGGTACGTACTGCCCCTTCCAATCGTAGTAGTGCAGTATGGGTGAGGGTGCATCAATACCTAGGTTTCTAAGAACCTTGACCTCATCTAGCCTGTGTGGTGTGATGACCAAAGGAATACCACGAACCTCGTAAGGTTTGGCAGTGGGGATACTGTCAAGTACCCTGTTCGGATTGTTCAGCTTTAAGGCTAGTGCCTTGGCTTTCTCAACAACTAACATCAAGTTTCCTTATGATTGTCTCTAGTTCAGCTAGCGTTTCTTCGTCGTAAACTACTAGCCAAATACCACCTGCTTCTTGAATCTCAGCACCACATATCTTCTGCAACTCTGACGGCTTGCTATTCTTATTAGACTTTACTTCTATACCCAACAGATGCCCATCAACACAGGCAATCACGTCAGGGATACCACCTTTGCCAAAGCCGTTGTTCGCAGGGTAGAAGTACCACACGTTGTACCGCTTCAGCAACTCTGAAACCTTACGCTTTATCTTGCCCTCAGGTGTCAATGAACCCATTATAGTTTCCTTTACATCAATGTCAAGTAAGGTTAAACCCTAGCATAATCACAGTCGTGTCGAGCAGGACAGAACCTACACAACCCTGATGGTTTAGCAGGCCAGTTGTCATGCTCAAGACTGGTATGAATACGTTGGATACGCTTCATGATGTCAGCCCACAACTTGTTGGCATCTAGTCTTGTGTACTGCTCGCTGTCCATGCTCATGTCTTTCAACCACACCAAAGATGTTTTGACACGTTGCACTTCGGGGAAGTGCTTGAACACCTGCACTGCAAACAACTGCATCTGAAACTGGTCAGGGTTTCGCTTACCTGTTTTCCAATCCATGACGACTGCATCATTACCTTTGATTACAAGCACGTCAAGTTTACTGCGTATCCACGCATCGGCATCCCACCAACCTGTTGGCATAAGGTTGTCGTTGAGTACAAGCTCTCGCTCTACCTCAAGCACACCGCCTTCAGCCAAACGCTCAACCGCTTTGCACAAGGTATCGTATTGAGCAATCTCTTGTGGCAAGTCAGTGTTGTCTTTGAGTCGGTTCTCCAAGAACGCATGGATTCTTTCGCCATGTTTACTTGCTTCACCGCCCTCATCAACAACGTCTTTAACCACTCTCTGACGGAAGTATCTGAGAGGGCAGTTCTCGTACAACTTAATTGACGAGTATGAATGTGCTAGTCGCATAGATTGTTTACCCGATGGGACTTCCATCGAGCCTGTTTTATATTGGAGCACTCAGTATAACTCAAGTATCCATGCGTTTCAAGGTATCGTACTTCGCTAGTTCCAACTGACCGATAACCTCAATGGCATTATCAATCGACGTGGTATACCGCAGGTACTCGCCGTTCACCTTGACTAGCACAAGCATGTTCGTAGTGTTCTCGTTATCCTCAACATGTTGTGTGATTGCTTGCAATAGTTCACGGGCCTCTGCATTGCGAGGTGGCTTCTTGATTTCAGTGATATTCATTTCCTTAGTTCCTTTAAGATACATTCAAGTCTGTACACAATGAGTACAAGACATACTAAGATTGCCCAGTCCATTAGCAATCTCCATAGTTGTTAGCCCTACCTGATTCACAAGCAACAGGCAAGTCAGCACACCAGCTCGGAGCAGTAGACATTACTTCCACAAGATGTTGCTCTGCTTGTTCCGCTATCTCATTCTGGGCGGTGATGATAATCTCGTCATGTACTTGGAATACAACCTTGTACTTCTGACCAATGGCTACCATCTGTTCAGCAATAACGATTCGTGCAAGTGCTTGGATAAGATTCTCTGTGACCTTGCCACCATAGATGCGTGTCCATGATATGTCCTCGGTCTCACCTGTCGTGACCCTATCCTTGATAGCCTTGCGGTAGGTACGAGCATCAGCAATATAGCTAAAGCCATCACCTGTCTGCCGTAGGGCAGGGTAATGTATGAGCATGCCGTTGGGTAAGCGTATGCCTTCGGGTGAATAGGATATAAGTTGGTGGATGTTGCCTGACTTACCTGCCACCATGTCCTTGAGTGCGTTGCCACATAGATTCCACAGGCTTACTATCTTGTGGTTCTTGGCACGATACAGTCTGACAATACGCTCTGCTTCGTTGATGTCAATCTTCACAGAGATACCTGCCTGACCAATCTCAAGTGTGCGTCTGAACTTCTCAGCACCCATGCCGTAGCCCAAGCCCAAGATACAAGTCTTACCCACAAAGCGTTCAACCTTATCTGACTTCACAATCTTGCGACCATATACTTCAGATGCAAACTCAGAGTACACATCACGCTTGTCGGCAAACGCTTGTACTAAATCAGCTTGACCTGCGACCCACGCAACCATACGAGCTTCAATCTGTGACGAATCACATGCAATAAGTTGTTGTCCGTTGGGTGCTTTGAGTGCTTGCCTAATAGTAGTGTTGCCACGAGCAGGTAAGTTTTGTAGGTTCAGCTTGTCGCCACCTGAGAATCTGCCTGTGTGTGCCCCATAATAATTGAGCATGATGGGTAGCCGACCACGCTCCGCTACACCTATTAAGTTAGTGGTGCGAGTTTCCTCAATGGTCGACTTCACCCCGAGCCTCGCAGCGACCGCCACCTGTACCTTTTCGTTGGGGTGTTCGAGCAGTTCCATAAACTCTTTGTCGGTCTTGCCAAAGGCATAGGCTTGCTTGCCTGTACGCAAAGATGTTTTCATAGGTGGCTCGACACCTAGATTGATTAGGTACTTGGCGAATATCTGATTGCTCATCAGCGTTTTGGTAATGGCTTCGTTGCTTATGCCAGTCAGTCCCATGTCGCTTATGAGATTCAGCTTGCGTGTCTGCACTTCCTCAAGATGTTTCTCTAAGAGTGGCACATCAAGTTCAATCGTAGGCTCGGTGTACATACGCAGGGTTTGGTCGATGACCATGAGTTCCGTTGTAGGGAAACCCTTGCTCAGTCGCTTGAACAATTCGTATGTAAGTTCCACATCGTTCTTGCAGTACTCGGCATACCTAGCAAGTTCTTGTGGTGTGAAGTGTTCCTTGCGTTTGCCGAGTGCGTTCAGAACTTCCTCACCTTTCTGCCCCAACTTATAGTATGTTGCCAATGCCTTGAGGCTACCGCCCACAGTCATTTGGTGTAAGGGTCTAGCCATGCTCAGTGTGTCGAGCCATAACTTCGGTTTGATTCCGTAGTGCCACGACAGGATAGCCCCATCAAAGGCAGTGTTGTGGCAGAGGATAGCCTTGTCCTTGTAGTCCAATCCGTTGAGCCACTTACCCACATCATCACCGCTATACCAATCGGTTGGGTAGTTGTTGACCTTGATACCTACACCGATAACTTGAAACCTCTCGTCACGAATGTACGATTCGGTTGTCATCTTCGACAGGGAATAGTCCTTGTCGTAATAAGTTTCAAAGTCTATGGTCACTATGTCCATGTTTACTTCCTGTTCTCAATCCACCATAGAAGAAATATGAATAGGGCGATAGCCGTAGCTATCAACCCCATCACACTCAGTGCGAACTTCACACCATATATGAGTGCATCAACCACCTAGCACCTCAAGAAGTTTCTCAAGGTAGTGTTTGCCCTTGGCAATCTCAGTAGCCGACTGGTCTTTGCTACCCATACGCATGATGTACTTCAGTGCACCACCTCGGTAGTAGCCAATCTGTTGCTCTCTTGTCCATGTATCAACTACATCCCATGGTTGCACTCCCATATCTTTATAGTGTGAACCACCAACTTGTTTCTCTTTGGCAGTCTGCTTAACTACGGGGGATGCTTGGTCAAGCATTGACCCACTGAGGACACGCTTGCGTATACCATACACCGATGGCATAGCTACCTTGAACTTCTTGCCAACCTCGGTAGGCTTGGCACTTGGATTAGCCAAGAAATACTCAGCAACTTTTTGTGACTTACTTGTTTTGGTTCTGCTCATTTGTTTTCCTTTCGTGCATATAAGTGTGGGGATTTTCCTGCAATGCAAGTGGCACACTTCCACCTGCGAATCTTGCTACTACCGCTAGACTGTACTAGCTGACCGCCCTCTACTGGCTTGTAGTTTTGGCAACTCGTACAGAACTTCTGACCTACTGTCATTTCCAATATCCTTTTCTATTATGTCTAGCCAACCATGGTCTTTCGCTATCAGATACGCAACAGTATCTTTCCAGTCGTTAGGCAATAGCCGACGCTTTAACAGGCAATACTGATATGTTGCCGTTGACTTCAAACACATTGTCTACATCACTTTCTTTTGGGGTTATTAGAATAGCACTGTGCCTTACCATAATCAATACCCCATTGATAAACTTTTTGGTATGACATACCAAGCATGGTAAGTATTGATATGGCAAGTACTATCTCTAGTAGTTTAGTTTGCACCCACCTCGGTATTAGTTTCATCGAACACTCCATATTCTCTACGCAGATACACACTCTGCTCTGTACATATATGCTCTAGTGCTTTCAATACATCTTCACGAGTAGGCACACGAGGACTCCAGTAAGATACATGGCAAGACTGTGCTAGTCCTACCATCAATTCCATAGGTACTTGTGTATCTTTAATACTAGATGCAAGTAGTTTAACCCAGTGGTCTGAAGTCCAGTCAGGCATTTCATAACCTTTACGATTAGCTATGCGTCTGTCGTACTCAGTCTTGAGTAGGCTATCAAACACACCCATCTTGGCACGAATCTTTACCTGTTTCTTGAACTTGCGTAGGTCAGATAACCAAGCCTTGCGTTTCTCAGGAATAACTTGTGTCAAGATGTCAGGCTTACGATTAAGACACTCGCCAGTAGTAAGGTCGAACTTGATACCCTCGAAGAACTCAGGTGCTTTAGTGCGTAGGTGTTGACCATCTTCCCACCAATGTCCTGTTGGAGATTGTGATTCGTTGTACTTCATCTGCTTGATATGTTCCACTCGGTATCTACCTGTGGCAATACGAATCCAATAGAATGGTACGGCTCGTTGTAGTGCTTGGCTCAGAGTGATACTTGTTTCCCTAGCTGTTAGGCTATTACAAACAAACTCCAATGTGTTGTCAGGTAAGAACCTCACGATGCCCTTGCCATTGGCTCGTACTTCATAGGCAGTAGTACCATCTTCCAATGTCACAGGGTGTAGTCGTGCCCAGTTCTTTAGGTGTCTACCCTTGTCAGGGGTACGGCACTTAGCAAAGAAAGCCTTGGCATCGTCGTATGTTTTGATAGCACACTCGTTGTATCTGTATTCTTGTGTTGGGTTCATGTTGTTATCCTTATTTAGTTAGCTTAGATTTAACTACTTGGGCAGTAAGTACATCGAGGTTGACATCAAGTACCACCTCATTCTTAGTACGCTCAACTACCTTGCGGTGTCTTTCTTTGTATTCCTCAGGTACTAAATCCCATAGGGGTTGCCATGCTTTGAGTGCAGGTGATAGCGTTTCGTATGAGTAAACAATCTTGTTGACTGATTCAACAAACTCATTCTTCTTTTTAATTACCTCCAAGATACGAGCCTTGCGTAGGTCAAGTTCTTGTTGAACCTCAGCCCACCCACCACCGATGAGTGTCCAATCTTCTCGTGAGTAGTTAGCCTTGTACATCATGTCGTTAGGCGGTGTCTCTGCAATAGGTCGTGCCCCATTGCGGAAGTCCATGCGTGGTGTGTTGTAATCTGTTTCACCGATACGCTTAACAACAATACCCTTGATGGTATAGAAGAACCCAGTAGGTACTGCGT